CGCGAGGGCGTGGTGCTCGGTGCTGCCCATCGGCAGCGCGTCCAGCAGCGCCATGTTGGCCGGGTCCTCGTCCACCTGCCAGAGCTGGAAGGCCTCGGCGTTGAACACGATCAGGTTGCCGCGGTACAGCCCCATGGCCGTGACCGGGTTCGACCCGTAGTTCTGCAGCCCCGTGGGCAGGTAGCCTGCGTCGTTGTCGGTCGACCAATCCAGTGGGTTGACGGTCGCCGAGTAGCGCACGATGTCATCGTCCCCGCAGAAGACCTTGGATGCGGCGATCGCCACGATCTTGGTGTTCGGGCAGTTCGGATCCTCCACGCGCCTGGACACGGCCCTCAGCGTTACGGTCCCGTCCTTGACCATGCCGCCCTCGACCTCCGGCCACTGCGGTTCCGTCGCGCCGCTCACGTACAGCGGCTCGGCGGTCCACACGACGCGGGTGGCCGCGATCGCCTCCCAGATGACCTCGTTGTCGACCACCTGCTGGCCAAGGACCGGCGGCCAAGCCGGCTCGCTGGCGTCTGAGAAGCCCGACTCGGGCTGGACAGCCTTGTAGGCCAGATCGGCAGGGATGCCGGCGAAGGTGCCCTCGACCCAGAGGTTCCCACCCCAGATCGCATGGTTGTGGTCGGCAACCGACCACAGCTCGATCCCTGCCCTGCAGTAGGCCGCACCGTCCGGGCAAGTGGACTCGCAGGTGGATCGATGGACAGCGCCGCCGGCCCCACTGTCGACCTGGTTGCCCTTGTCGATCCGCAGCAGCACGTCGGATGCGCTGAACCAATGGATCTCGACCCAGCCGCGGGTGGCGCCGGCAGCCGATGCCCCCTGATCGATCAGACATGCCGCGGTGATCTTCTTGCCGACGGGTACGACCAGCTTGGTCTGGTTGAGCGCGCCGCCGGATGCCTGGTTGCCCGGCAGCTCCACATAGGTGCGCCAGCCCCCCTTGGAGACGTGTTCGGAGTAGAAGGCTGAGCCGGTGAAGTCCCAGGAGGCCGAACCGGAACTGAAGTCCCCGTTGGCGACCGCGGTGGCGGTGGGCGCCGGCGCGGTGATCGGAACGACGATGTCGCCGGGCTGGTAGAGGGTACCGGCGCTCCAGACGGGATATGCCATTACTGCACCTCGCTGTTGGCCGTGTCTGAGTTCGAGCCACGCCCGTAGCGGTCCTTCACTGCCGGCGGGACGTTGGTGTTCGGCGTCTGGGTCTGCGAATCAACGCCGTAGGGCTTCCGGTTGCTGACGTCTTCCACCACCGTCTCGCCAGAGTTGGTCGGCCATTCGGGCTCGGCCGTGCCGGACCTCGGGGTTTCACCGACCGTCTCGGTGACGACGTAACGGAAGCCGTTGTCGACCGTGGGAACGACGATATCGCCCAGCGCACGGGCCACGTTCGGTGCCCACGGCTCATAGCCGGCGCGGTCCGATTCGACGCGATAGGCCATGCCGTTTCCCTTGGTCGGCCGCACCAGCGTGCCAGGCAGGTAGACGTGGTTCGGCTGCCAGATCTCGCCCTTCTCGAGCCAGTAGTGCCGCACCAGCCTGTCGGCGAACTCCGCGACCACATACAGATAGCCAAGGAAGGGGAGCGCGAAGTGGATGTCGCGGATGGGCATCTCCGGGACGTCAGGGTGGCGGATGACCTCCACCTCCACGCGCTCGTCCTCAGGATCGATCACCTGATGTGAGAACACGACGAACTTGCCCTGGAACCAGACCAGCCCCTTCGTGCCCGGAGGAAGCACGACGTCGATCCGCGTGCCAGGCCGGCTGTGGATCGTGCGCGCCGCGGTGACGTAGCCGTTCAGGAGGTCATAGAGCGAGTCAGCGGACGCCCCACCCTTGTCGCGCAGGCGCGTGATGCCGGCCTTGACCGTCGTCAGTGCTTGACTGCGCATCTCAGCTCTCCTTCATCACGGGACGCACGGCAGGCGGCACCACGGCGTTCCCCGGGATGTACCGCCGGGTGTGATGGGAGCCGGCAATGAGGCTGCGCACGTAGGCCGTCGCCTGCGCGGCGTAGTTGCCAGCGTCGGGTTGGCCGTAGTGCGCCTTGGCATTGGCCAGGGCCTGCAGAAAGATCGCTTCGGGATCGATGGTGGTCTCGTCGCCCTCACTGTCCAACGGCAACAGCCCGAAGTGCCCCTTGATCCGCAGGACCCACGTGCCGTCGACCGGAGCAGGCCACACTTCGATGCACTGCCGGACCTCGTAGTGCGTGGGGATGCCCGGACCGGGACTGCCATACATCACCGGATCGATCCCGCAGGCCAAGGGACGCCAGCACAGATCGCCCTGGGAAATGCCCACCCAGGTGACCATGCGGGGATCCATGCGCTTCTGGCATGCGTCCTCGTTGGCCGAGAAATCGTAGAACCGAACGCCCGGCTGCATCTCCCATGCGTAGAACCGCTCCATCCGGAATACCGGATAACGGCGGTAGAGCATCTCCTGGGCATTGCGGATGAAGTCGTCCAGCAGCTCAGCCATGCCAGGCGGAAGAGCGCCCATCGCGACCTGGGTGGCAAAGCCGAGCCGCGTTGCAATGCGGCCACGCATCTGCTTCAGCGTGGTGCGCGGGTAGTCGTCGTCGCATGCGCAGTTGTAGGCCGTGGGGCCCTCCGGCTCGGGATCGGGGCCGGGACCCGGCGGCTCGTCGGAAATGACGAAGCGCACCCGCATGC